TGTGGTACTGGTTACCGATGTTCAAGGTCGCGGGCACATCACGAGGGTCTTGGGTAAGCAGGACGTGATCGCCGCATGGGTGCCAGTGCGTTAGATTCGACGCAGCGGCCCATTGGGTCCGGTGTACAATACTCCGATGCGGGACTTCGGAGACCGCTACGACCTCCCGGCTAGCCGTACGGATCATGACCGGCTTCGCATGTTGTGTGAGATTCACGATCCATACACACACGAACTGCTCCGCCGGGTCGGCGTGGGCGCCAGACACAAGTTCCTTGAGGTGGGCTGCGGGTTAGGTTACGTTTCGCGATGGGCGGCCAAGCAAAGGGCACATGTAACAGCGCTTGATTTGAGCGACGAGCATCTGGCGGAAGCGCGGCGAATGGCCGAGTTGGACGGCTTGCACAACATCGAATGGCGCAACGCCAATATTTACGATCCTGGACTGCCAGAGAAAACCTTCGACTTTACTTACAACCGGTGGGTTCTGGTTCACCTGAACCGACCCGTTGACGCCATGCGCAATTTGTTCGGATTGCTCAAGCCGGGCGGGCAAATGGTCTGCGAGGAGCCGGTTGCCGATTCAGTTTACTCGGAGCCGCCGACGGAGGTATACAACCGGCTTCCCCAACTAGTACAGGCGTTCTCCGCAACGCGCAAGGTGGACTACAATGGGGGGCGCCGTCTGCACAGTTGGGCGATCGAGGCCGGGTTCGAAATTGTGGATGTACGCGCCTATCAGCCGCACTATCTCACCGGCCCGTGCAAAGGCTTCTGGAGTTGGTCGTTCGAAGCGGTAGGACCGTCTCTCCTTGAGGATGGCATTCTCACTCAAGAAGACTTGCAGAACATGCTCACCGCCCTGAGAGCAGCCGATGCCGATTCAAGAGTCATGGTAGCGGGTTATCGCAACCATCAACTGATCGCCCGCAGGCCCGGCTGACCTGAAGCGGGTTCGGAATACCGAAGATGTAGGAAGTCGCCCTACTTGACCAACGCGCTCATGGCGATGCAAGCGCTGGTTAACGACTGCGAGTCGGCGGCGTCGCTGCTCGAAACCATCGAACGCAAGGATCTCGCCACCTTCGAGGCATTCCAGCGCGCGCTGGAGAAATCATGAGCAGGGCTAAGGCTCAGAAGGGGCGACGACGCGCCGTACTGGTGGCGCAATCAACGAGACTGGATCACCTGATGGATGGACGCTTCCAACGATTCGGAACCGGGACCGTGATGCGGTGGATGCTCTTCGATGCCGGCAATGTTTCCCGATCCAGGAAAGGGCTCGTGGCCGCGATAGTGCTGCGCGAGGAGTAGTGCTGCTACGCCAGGGTCGATCAGATGGTCGTTTTCCCTTGCTGTTTCCCATCCCTCCGTATCCCCAAGAGCATAGTATTGTATCTCAGCTTACTGCTATATTTAGGCTTGCTGTTGAAAGCGCTGCAGTTTACTATTTCGCCCGGCTGTACATCGTTGCCTTAAATCAAAGGCCTGTCGCCACAATCAAGGTAACTGAGAAGAAATGAAATCATGAGAATTTTATTCATCTTTTTCGGGACGGTCTTATGCATTCTGCTTGCGACGACATTATTTAGCTCGGAAGCGGAGGACCAAAAAGGATGAAACCCTTGGTCGGGGCAAGTGGTCTCTGCTGGATAACTACGATCGTGGCCCTAGGCCAAACACCTCCCGACACAACGGCTCGGGGTAATCTCGGTGAGGTCATCGTTGAAGCGATCAGTATGAACACTGGACCGGTGGCTGCAGCAGAGGTTGGTAGTTGGATGCTCGGACCTGAGGAGGAGTTCGTTACTGTGAACGTTCAAGTTCGGAACCCGGCCGATCTTGTCAGTTGTACCGCATTCACCGTTAGATTGAGAGCCTCCGATGGCGAAGAGTACGAACCGGACGACAGGACACGAGAACGCTGGCCTAAACATAATGGGTTTAGCAGCAAAGAGCAAAGTAATGGTGTCTATGTGTTTAAAGTCAGACGTGGTGCCAAGCCCCTTGCTCTCGTTTTCGGCCGAATGGCGGATTTTGGGGAATGGGATTGCAGGGTCCAACCTGTAAAAGTCGTCTTGCCCATAGAGAGCCTGCCCTCTACAGACCGGGTTGTGCGAGACAAGGATGGGCACTATTCTGCATATGTAGGAAATCTCTTGATAAAGCTGAAAGGCGTGGATGCGGTCAAGGTTTTGCCGAAATCTGCACTGAACACTTTTCGAGCGCCCCCTGGGGAACATTTCGTCTTGGTCCGCTTCTCCATTCAAAACACTGCTCCACACCCCAACTGCACTGGATTCTCCACAGAGCTTAAGGCCGATTTTGGTAAACGGATCGGCCCTCGATGGGAGGTCCAAGCGTGGGAATTCACACTGGAGGGGCTTTTACCTGGGCGAGCTATTGACGCTATCGCGGAGTTCGTCGTCAAGAACGACGCCAGCCTCTACGCGTTGGATCTGATTCCTCGATGGGCTTTGTCATCCGACAGCTGCCGAATGCGTTTCGATCCGCCAATACCTCAGGTAGAGGTGAAAGCCGCACATATCCCCCTCGTCCCATCCAACGTTGGAGGACGATAGGCATTCATCTAAAAATTAAAAAGGCGATTTTCTATGACAAAATCACTCGTTACACTCTTCATTTTCGTAGGCGCGGCGATAGCTCAATCGCCCGCCGCCAAGGATGCCGTCACTGCATTGCGGACTCTGAATACTGCAACTGAAATCGGCATCAATTTCCGCGATTATTCAACGCGCGTGATCGACACCAAGGTGAAGCTCGACGCCTACGAGGCGCAGCCGGTCACGGACGATGCCGCGCTGCGGGCCAAGCTCGACACGATCATGCAGATGTACGTGATCGCAGCAAAGGCCTGGGGCGCGAATATCACGAAGGACTACCCTGGTCGCCAACGCGCAGCCGAGCTTGCCGCCGCGAACCCCGAGATTCTGGCCTGTCCCAACATGCCGATTCAACCGCTGGTCAAGGCCTCTGATGCCCAGATCCGGGAAACTATGGAAGCTGCGCAGCGCGCCTTGGAACGTGCGCGGCGGCTCGGAGTTAGTACCGATCTATCTCCGGAGATGAAGGCTTCCCTAGAGCAACAGAAAGAGCGGGAGCGTCGTGATCGTGAGCATCGAAAAGACTTGAATGACGCGGAACTCGGCTCCAATCCCGGCATTCTCTGGAAGTGCGCCGCCGATAAGCTGGCTTCAATGCGCTAAAATCCGTTCGTCGACTCAACCTTCTACCCCCACGATCTGCGCCTACTCACTCAGATTGCGGGGGTTTTTTGGTGCCATAATCATTCAGGACATGTAACGTCGAATTCTTAGGGAATCACTCGAACGCGTATTCCTTGCTCCTTTCAGCAGCGCGTTCGAGTCTTTTTCATTTGAGAATTTTTCAGGAAATTTCAGGAAATTTCAGATGGGATCAGGAGTAGGTGAGCAGCTCAGATTGTTTGGGTGCGACCATGACCGAGTCGCTTACTACGACTTTGGTGTGTGCCAGCAAACTGGGTATCACGACGCAGAATACGTCTGCGAGATCTGTGGGGAACTACTTGACGATGTGCCACTACAAGATGAACAGCCCTTGCCGGAAGAGGAGCCGGACGAAGCTCGCAAACCCACAGGGCAGATACTAATACCCTACTCCGAAGAAGAAAAGGCCGGATGATTGATCTGGAGACGTTCTTGCCACGCGACGACATCTAGCGTAGGATTGTTCTGGGCCGTGTGGGACAGGCCCTGAACCCAAAGCGATAGCATCCCGCCAACCCTAACGCGCACTCGCCGTGTGCATGGTCCAGCAACTTCTTCAGCACAGGAGAAAATTCGCATGGCAACGCTAGCTATGATTGTTCCTCTCGGGGGACATCTGCCGTCGTACCCCGTTGATCCAGACTACGGCAGACCAGTCTTCCCACCAATCGCAAGACCGCCGATCTACTACCCGCCCGTCGATCCAGGTTATGGACGCCCGCCGTGGAGTCCCGTCGATCCTGGCTGGGGTGTTAGACCGCCGGTCGATCCCGGTTACGGTCGTCCGCCTTGGTCGCCCATCGATCCCGGCTGGGGTGTGCGCCCGCCAGTAGATCCCGGCTATGGTCGTCCCGTCTTCCCGCCGATAGCCACGCTGCCGATTTATCCGGGACAACCGCCAGCTTATCCTCTGCCGATACCGCCTCCAGAAAAGCCGCAGCCGCCGAACTTTCCCGGCATCCCCATCGGCGACACCGGGTGGATGGTCGATTGGTGGCGCGGTACGGGCTGGGTGTTAGTGCCGCCCGACAAGCCGCCCGAGGCAGGACCGAAAGCGTGAGTCAGTCATTCCACCAACGTGTCGCTATCATGAGCAGCTTGGGCCAGCATATCCGCTACGTCCCGGCTGCGATGGCGAGCGCAATGGTGATAGGCGGTGCGGCAGAACCGGGTCGAAGCATCGGACGCATTCGGTCGGTGATCCTCCTCCGCACCGCTGAATTTTCCGCCCACCGGGTAGGCTCGCCCAGCGAGCCACCCCTGGGCGTTCGCTTCTATCGCTGGCAACGGCTCGACGAGTCGGCCTCGCGCATCGTCGAGCATCACCCGCGCTGCCTCTATGAGTGAGCCATGCCAGCCGCTGCCTACCGCGAGTGCCGCTATCCGCGCTGCCGCAACTACGCCGAGCACGGTGGCTACTGCGGCGAGCACGCCCGCGCTGCTGCGCAACTCCCCAGCGAGATCGCCCGCGACCGTCCGCTGGGCCCGCACTTCGCCAAGGCGCACTATCGGCGGCTGCGCCATTCGTTCCTCGTTCGCCATCCGCTCTGCGCGCACTGCGGCACGGAAGCAGCGACCGTGCTGGACCACATTACACCGCACCGCGGAGTGCCTGCCCTGTTCTGGGATCAGCGCAACTGGCAGGCGCTCTGCGCGCGATGTCACGGGCGCAAGACGCATAGCGAGCTACTGGGCGAATGACCGCAGCGGCCCAATTCAAGGCTCCCGGCAGGGGCCCGGTTTTAGCAATAGCTCCCCCCCGTCCGGTTTTCCGGGTGGGGGCACCCTGCAGCGCCCTCGTCAAGCCAGCGGCTGCGAGACCCAATCAGCTTCTGGCGTTGCTCGCTCGAGGTCGTCGCTAGCCACGGCGAGCAGTAGGGCGCGGCGCGTAGCTCAATCCGCGCTGCGTCCGAACCCGGTCCCCCTGCGCGCGACCCGTGGGGGGCCGCCAAAACAATTCCCGCCGCCGCCGGGAGGCGTGCGCGGCCAAATTTTTGCGCCTACAAAAAAAATTAGGGGGGTTATGGAAGTCGCGCTAGACACGCCAGAACGTACGGGACGCATCGAGCTATGGCCGACCTCGCGCTTTATCCCCTACGCGCGCAATCCGCGCAAGAACAACCATGCCGTCGAGCGCATGGCCGCTTCGATCCGCGAGTTCGGCTTCAAGATTCCAATGCTCGCGCGCTCCGACGGCACCGTCGTCGACGGGCATCTGCGCCTGAAAGCAGCCGAGCGCCTCGACATCGCCGAATTGCCCGTGATTCTCTGCGACGAGTGGTCCGAGGCGCAAGTCAAAGCCTTTCGTCTGATGGTGAACCGCTCGGTCACCTGGGCGGAATGGGACGAAGAACTGCTCGGCTTGGAGTTCGAAGACTTGCGCGCGTTCGACTACGATCTGAGTCTCACCGGCTTTGACGCAGACGAGCTCCGCGAATACACCGAGCCGGACGAGCAGCAGCCCAAGAACGAGCGTGCCGAGCAGCTTCTCGACGACGCTTGGCGCGGCTGGTGCGCCGACTGCCTCGAGGCGCTGAAGCTGCTCAAGCCGCTGAAGGTGGTCTCGGTCGGCGTGAGCCGCAACGCCGCGAAGATTCACTTTCTCCAAGCCCTGTACTACCAGAAGCGCTTCCCGCTCTCTGCCACGCTCGCGCACAACCCGCACCGTATCTCGACTGCGGGCGACGACGGCAGCGTGCTCGATCTGCTCAAGCTGCGGGCGGGCGACCGCGACATCGACGTAGCACGTATGCGGTTCTTCAGCCATGACTCGCCGTCGTGGGAGCACTTGCTCCATGCTGGCCTGCCTGCCTACGGTTGCCGCCAGCCCGCCGACTTTCGCGCCGAGCTAGCCGCAGCGCTGATCAATGAGTTCTGCCCCGACAACGGCAGCGTGCTCGATCCCTGTCACGGCTGGGGCGGTCGCGCCGTAGGCTTTCTGCTGAGTCACGCGCAGTCTTATCTCGGCTTCGATCCTTCGCCTGAAACCTATCGCGGCGTTCGCCTGCTCGCCGAAGACTTGCAGCCGTATGTTCCCGATAAAATCATCGAGACGCGCGAGCAGTGCTTCGAAGATGCCGACCTCGACGGCTCCAAGTTCGACTTCGCGTTAACATCGCCGCCCTATTTCGACACCGAGAAGTACACCGGAAGCCAGCAGTCCTACAAGCGCTACAAGACATTCGCCGAATGGAACGCCCGCTTCTACGGCGTCATGATTGAGCGCGTCGCCTCGGCCTTGATGCCCGGTTCCGTATTCGCGCTGCAGGTCGGCAATCAACGTCACCCGCTCGAACAAGAGGCGCTGAAACATGCCGCGCGCTGCGGACTCGCGCACCTCGAAACCAGAGCCACCGGGATCGTCAACAACTTCGCTGGCACCGCGCCCGAGGACGGCGAGATCATCGTGCTGCTCCGGAGGTCCGCGTGAAAGGCCATCAGAGCGTGCCGACCGAGCTTAAGGTGCTGCGCATGAGTTCGCGCAGCGCCAAGAAGCTGCTGGCACGGCAGACGCCCACGCCCGGTCCGCTGCTCGAAGCGCCCGAATGGTTCAACGACGAGCAGAAAGCCGACTGGAAGTATGCTATCGACAACGCGCCGCGCGACCTGTTGAAGCGCATCGACAAAGCCGTGCTGGCCGCGTTCATCATCGCGCAGGACATTCACCGCCGCGCGACGCAGATGCATCAAGCGGGCAAGATGCTGATCAAGAGCCCGCACGGTATGCCGATGCAGAATCCCTATCTGCCGATCATCAACCGGCAAATGATTCTGATGATCCGCGCCGCTTCCGAGATGGGCTTTACGCCGTGCTCGCGCGCGCGCATCGACGCGGGGACTCCCACGACGCCCGCAGCCGGGGACTGGGACGACATCGCCACAGGCTGAGGAGGGTATATGACTGCGAGTGAGCCGGTGATAATCATCGTCTGGTAGATGGAGAACTTCGTGACTTCTCTTCGTGTGGTCTTCATGGTTCTGGCGCTTGTCTGCTTCCTGCTCGCTGCTCTGGGCATGGGCTGGACGCGCGGCAATCTCGTGGCGGGCGGATTATTCTTCTGGGCGCTCGCAAGCACAATCACCGGACTTTAGAATGCCGACGCTGGCGCGCACCTGCCCGAACGTAGCGCGTGGGCTAGAGTACGCTCAGAGCGTCGTCTCGGGAGCGGTCCCGGCTTGTCAATGGGTTCGCCTCGCCTGTCAGAGGCACCTCGACGACTTGGACCGCTTCACCGGCAAGGATGCTCCCTTCTGCTTCCAGCCAACGGCGGCGCAGCGCGTGTGCGACATCGTGCAGCACTTCCCGCACATACGCGGCATCTGGGCCAAGCACCAGCTGCGCCTCGAACTAGAGCCGTGGCAGTGTTTCATCATCATGAACGTCTTCGGCTGGAAGAGCAACGTCACCAAGGCGCGGCGCTTTCGCGTCGCCTACATCGAGGTGCCGCGCAAGAACGCCAAGTCGACGCTCACCAGCGCAGTCGGTCTATATCTGCTGGCGTGCGACGGCGAGCAGGGCGGGCACGTCGTGAGCGCCGCGAACACGCGCGACCAAGCCAAGCTGCTCTTCACCGACGCGCAGTTGATGGCCCGCAAGGAGCCCGGCTACCGTAGCCGCTTCCAAGTCGAGGTGCTGGCGCACACCATCGTGCAGACCCCGACCGCCAGTAAGTTCGAAGCACTCAGCGCCGAGCACTCCAACCTCGACGGGCTCAACCTGCACGCCGCGCTGATCGACGAGCTTCACGCGCACCCCACGCGCGGGCTGTGGGACGTGCTCGCCACCGCCACCGGAAGCCGTATACAGCCGCTGATCTGGGCCATCACGACCGCCGGTCTGAATCGCGCCTCGGTCTGTTATGACCAGCACAACTACGTGATTGACATCCTGCAAAAGCGCATCGAAGACGATTCCTATTTCGGAATCATCTACACCCGCGATGACGGCGACGACCCTTGGGACCAGCAGACCTGGATGAAGGCCAACCCCAACTATGCTATTTCGGTGCATCCCGAGGGTATGCGCATGGATGCGAAGCGCGCGCAGCAGATGCCTAGCGAGCAGGCCAGCTTCCTGACCAAGCATCTCAACGTCTGGGTCAACGCCGCCGTCACGTGGCTTCCGCCGGGAGCGTGGGAGAAGTGCTGCGAGCCCGCGCTCGATATCGAGGACTTCGCGCACCAGCCCTGCTACATGGGCATCGATCTGGCGCTGCGCAACGACATCGCGGCGCTGATCATCGCGTTCCCGCCCACCGCAACGCGTGACTGGTGGGCCGTCTTCGGGCGCTACTACCTGCCCGAGGAGACCGTCAATCGCAGCGAGAACAGCCACTATCAAGCCTGGGAGTCGGTAGGGCGGCTGACGGCTACGCCCGGGCCGATCACCGACTTCGATTACATCATCGAGAATCTGACCGATCTGGCAGCGCGCTACGACGTGCGCGACCTCGCGCTCGATCCGTTCGACGCCGGCCCGCTGATCGTCGACATCGAGAAGGCCGGTCTGCGTAAGCCGGTCGAAGTGCGGCAGACCGCGCCCAACCTGTCGCCCGCGATGATCGAGCTAGAGGGGCTGGTGCTCGCGCGCAAGATACGCCACGACGGCGATCCGATCTTGAGTTGGATGATGTCGAACGTGAGAGTGGCGCGCAGCGGCGATCTGCTGAAGCCGACCAAGGACTCGGAAGAGAAGAAGATCGACGGCGTGGTGAGTCTGCTCATGTGCGTCCATCGCGGCATGTACAGAACGGGCCCGCAGGCCGACTACGAGAACCGAGGGCTATGGTCAATCTGAAGCAGGCCGTAACGCGCGCTCGCGAGTGGCTCGCTGGCTCGGGCGCGCCCGTCGAGCACGCCGTCTCGGACGGGCCGACTGGGCTCAAGACGATCCACGGCACTCCGATTCAGACGACCGGCGCAGCGCCGTGGACTTCAGCCGGGGCGCCCGTCAACACGATGCCGGGAGTCTTTGGCATCTCGCCCGCCGCGAACCTCGCGATGTCGAGCGCTGCGGTCTGGGCCTGCTGCCGACTGATCTCGACCTCTATCGCGGCGCTGCCGACCGATCTGTTCAAGATCACGCCCGAGGGCAAGGTGCGGGCCGACAATCACCCGCTCTACGCGATGCTCACGCAGACGCCCAACCCGTCGATGCCGCTGCAACAGTGGATTCAGCCGACGCTGCTCGGGCTGCTGCTCTACGGCAACAGCTACACCTGGGTCGACCGCGTCGGCGATGAAGTCGTCGGCATCTGGCCGCTCAATCCGGCGCGCGTGCATCTAGTGCTGATGCTCGACGGAACGTTCCGATACTACTACTCGGACTTCCGGGGCAAGTTCAACGTCTTCCGCGAAGAGGAGATCATCCACTTCCGGCTCTTCACGATGGACGGCTACTTCGGTCTGCCGGTGCTGATCTATCACCAGATGACCATCGGGCTGCAAGCTGCGTCGACGACCTACGCCTATGCTCTCTACAACAACGGCGGTCAACCGGGCGGCGCGCTCGAATATCCCGGCGTGCTGAAGAAGGATCAAGTCGACCGCATCCGCGACTCGTGGACGAACATCCATAGCGGGCCCGCGAACGCGGGGCGTCTGGCGATACTCGAGGAGGGCATGAAGTATACGCCCATCGGGATTCCGCCCGAGCAGCTTCAGTACATCCAGGAGCAAAAGTTTTCGGTCGAGCAGATCGCGCGCATCTTCGGCGTGCCGCCGCATCTGATCGGCGCGATGGACAAGCCGACCTATGCCTCGGTCGAGCAGCAGTCTATCGAGTTCGTGCGCTACACGCTGTACCCCTACGTGCGCGTGCTGGAGCAGGCCGTCGACAAGGCGCTGCTCGATCCGACCAAGTACGCCTACAAGTTCAATCTGAATGCCTTCGAGCGCGGCGACATCTCGACCCGCTACAACAGCTACGCCACTGGCCGTCAGTGGGGCTGGTTGAGCGTGAACGATGTCCGCACGATGGAGGACATGAACACCATCGAGGGCGGCGACGACTATCTGACGCCGCTCAACATGATCAGCGTGCCGGTCGGCCAGCAGCCGCCGCCGCCCGCGCCGCCGAAACCACCAGCAGGAGGTACTCCCAATGGCAAACTATCCGGGGCAGAACCCCAACCCAAACCCGCCGACTAAGCCGACGCCGCCGACTAAGTACCCGGCAGATCCGCGCACGCCGATTCCGCCGACGAAGGGAGGGAAGTGACGATGCCCGCTATCGCGCCGCACTCGACCGCAACGACGGACGATCCGTGGGACGGCGGCGAGAACACGAAGAACCTGCGCAGCGATGAAGACGCTGCGTACTACAAGAGCGCGTTCGCATGGTACGACGCAGACGGCGATCCAGGCGTCAAGAGTACTTACAAGTTCCCGCACCACATGGTCAACGACAGCGGGCGCGTCGGCGCTGCCAATACGCGCGCGTGCTCGGCGGGGATCGCCGCGCTGAACGGCGGGCGCGGGGGCGCGAATATCCCAGACTCAGACCGCAAAGGCGTTTATAACCATCTCGCGAAGCATATTAAAGATTCGGGAAAGGAAGTGCCGGAGCTCTCGTCCAGGCGCGATCAATATTTAGACCATATGTACACTGCTGATCAACTCGAAAAGAAGCGCTATATTGCCTACTCGCTGCGCGAGCTAAAAACGGACGGCCAGACGGGAGTCTTCTCGGGCTACGCTTCCGCATACGTGAAGGATCTTCAGGGCGACAAGATCATGCCCGGCGCGTTCGCGCAGTCGATAGCCGACAAACGCGGCCAGATCCCGATCTTCTACAACCACGACGAGGGCGATTGGATCGGGATCTCGACCGCGCTGGCCGAGGACGGTAAGGGCTTGATGCTGACCGCGAAGCTGAACAACACGACGGCTGGCAAGGATGCCTACGAGCTTCTCAAGTCTGCCGCCGATCTCGACTATCGCGTCGGCATGTCGATAGGCTTCATCGCTAATGACTGGGATTGGTCCGAGGACAACTCGCTTCGGACTCTCAAGCAAATCGATCTAATGGAAGCCTCGCTCACGCCGTTCCCGGCGCAGCCGAAGGCTTACGTAGCGGACGTGAAGCGCGTCCGCGATCTAGAGAGATATCTGCGCGACGCAGAGCATTTCTCGCGGGCTGATAGCAAGCACATCGTACGTGCGCTCTCAGATCTGAACTCGAACTCGTCATCGCGCGGGACGCCCGGTGGCGCTTATGGTAACGCTCATAGACTGCTGCGCGGTTTACTCGCGCAGTCGGAGAACCGATAAATGCCACAGGATTTTAATCAAGACGATCTGGAAGTGCTGCGCCAGTTAAAGCGCGAATGGATGGATACGCTGAAGCAGGGTATCGCTATCCGCGACGAAAGAGGCTATACCGATTCGGAATGCCGCGAGAAACTGGACCGCCTCGATAGCGCGATGAATCAGAAGCACGACGAATTAGTTATCAGGTTTACGAAGCAGACCGAAGACTACGACGGAAAAATCAAGGCCCTGATGGAGCGGAGCTCGCGTCTTCCCGGGTCGGGCGGGCCGCTCGTGCCGCAGTTTAAGACGCTGGCGCAGCAGGTAGTCGAAACGGATCAGTTCAAGCAGTGCAGCTTTACCGGGCGCTTCAACATGCAGACCACGCTGAAGACGCGCATTCGGCCCGACTACACCAAGGCGGCTGGCGGCGCGCTGGGCGGGGGCATGGGCCCGACGCCGCTCGCGACAGCGAGCACCATCATTGAAGGGGGCATCACAACGATTACGCCTCCCGCTGGCGCGTACCCGATCTTTCCGTACCGCGTCGGCGTGATCCCCCAGCACTTCCCGCCGCTCGTCATGCGCGACGTGGTGCCGGTGATCCCGCTGGACGGAACGAACGCCGTCGAGTACGTGCGTGAGAACTGGCTGCTGCAAGCCGATTATCAGGTGAATGAAGGCGACAAGAAGTCGCAGTCGGGCGTCACGTATACCGACTACACGGCAGCCGTGCGCACCATCGCGCACTTCGTCAAGGTGTCGCGGCAGATGGCGACCGACGTGCCGTTCATCATGACTACCATCGAGCAGCGGTTAGGGTTAGGCTGCGCGCTGAAGGAGGACAAGGAGATTCTCTTCGGCGACAACACCGCCGGCCATCTGTGGGGCCTGATGCCGCAAGCGACGCCGCTCGCGAGCATCTGGACTATGCCCGCGACCGGCAACACCTTCAACTCGCTCGACGAGATAAACATCGCCGAGACCCATATCGAATTGCAGTTCTACATGCCGAATGCGATCATCTTGAACCCGACCGACGAAGCCAAGATGGAGATGCTGAAGACTACGTTCGGCAGCTACGTGCTGAACGACCGCTCGCCGCGCGAGGACGGAATCATGCGCCTGTGGGGTCTGCCCGTAGTCACGACTCCCAACATGACGGTGGGCAGCTTCCTGGTGGGCGCGTTTCCTGGTCAGTGTGCGCTGTTCGACCGCGAGACAGTGACCGTTGAGATCGCGTTCCAGAACGAAGACGACTTCGTACGCAACCTGATCACGCTGCGCGCCGAGGAGCGCGTCGCGTTCGCTGTCTTCGTGCCGACTGCGTTCGTGGCGGGCCCGTTCCAGACGCCGCCGTGCGCGGGCGGTGGACCGTTCACGACTGATCTGGTGCCGCAGGCTAATCAGCCCGTCGGGCCGATCACCGGCAGGCCGCATAGTGCGCCGCCGCCGCATACTACGAAGTAAAACGCCATGACCATTCAGACGCTCAAGGAGATCGTGCTGGCGAACGGGATGCGTATCCGTCCCGGCGCGGTCCTGAGCGTCCCTGACGACTACGGGACTCGGCTGATTGAGCAGGGCGTAGCGCGGAAACACGAACGACCGGGGGCGCAGCGCGAGATCAAGATGAACCCAGGTGATCCGCTGCCGCCTCCGGTGCCCTACGTGCGCGTGCCGACCGATCCTCAGCCCGCCGCGTCCTACGAACCGGGCGCATACGAAGATCAGGACAACTTCGTGCGCGATCTGGTGACTCTCGCCCCGCCGTTCGGCTGGTGGTGGTGGGGATGGGACGGGAGCACTCAGCCGACGCCGCCGCCGCCCGTCACGCCATCCGGCTCGGCTTCCAATCGTCCTCCGGTACTTCAGTTGACCGAGATCAAGCTGCACTGCCGCATCGAGCCGGATCAGACGACGGAAGACTCGCTGCTGACCGACTTCGAGATGGCGGCGCGGCTGAACACCGAGAATTATCTGCGCTACACGATTGACGATACTGTCGGCGAAAACATCAAGGTCGCGCTGCTGCTGCTGATCGCTCACTGGTATCGCAACCGCGAGGCTGTGAGCACCGGACGCACGATGCAGGGCGTTCAGATGCCGCTCGGCTATATCGAGCTATTGAGCGCCGAGCGCGACTACCCGACCTACACCTAAGACATGGCGCGCGCGAAGATCGATCCTACTATCGGCTCCGGCGACTTGGATAAGCGCGTCACGCTGCTTCAGCCGGTCTACAACCAGTTTCAGGATGAGATCGTCAGCTATCAGCCGGTCGCCGACGTGTGGGCGGCAGTCGAGCCCGACATGGCGATGGAAGTAAACGAGTCGGGCCGCACGGTCGAGACGATCATGGTCAACATGTACATGCGCTACCGCAGAGATGTCGCGGCCAGCTGGCGCATCCAGGATCACGAGCACGTGTACGAGATCAAGGGCATGATGGACATCGCACGCCGCCGCGTGACGCTGCAACTCAACTGCCAGGAGGTGTTATGAACCAAGTAGTAGGCTTGGCCATCGATCCGCAGATCCAGAAGATCTTCGACGACATGACGGCGTATATGGGCACGACCTATACCGGCATGACGACGACGGTCAACTTCGATGGCCAGGGCACGCGCGAGACTGTGGTCTGCAACTATCCGAACAGCATTAATAACTGGCAATACGTTCAGTACAACCAGGGCATACGCGTCTCGATCACGCCGATAACGGCCAGTCTCGGGCCGGGGCAGCTTCAGCAGTTCACCGCTACCGCGACCAATCCCGATGGCACGACGGTCCCCTCGCCGTCGTTTGTCTGGACCGTCGTTACCGGCGGGCTGGGCACGATCAGCCCGACCGGACTCTATACCGCGCCCGCGACGATCAGCGCCGGTTCGACCGACACGATCCGCTGCGCTCTCTCGGGCAGCAACTCGTGGGCGACGGTCAGCGTCACGCTGCATACCTGAGACTCATGGCGAAAGTAACTTTCCAGTGGCAGGGCGTTCAGGAACTGATCAACGATCTACAGAAGGCCGGCGCATCGATAGACGACAAAGACCCCGCGATTAAGCAAGTCATCATGAAGCCCGCCTCGGCGATGGTAGCGAACGCGCAGAACCTCGCGCCGCTCGGCAAGTTCGCTACTAAGACTCACCAGCCGGGGGCTCTGAAGCGCTCGCTTGTCGCTAGAGTAGGGCCAGCCAATCAGCGCGGCGTCTTTATCGTCGCCCGCAAGCGCATCGCGCCCTATGCGGTGTACGTCGAGTTAGGCACCTCGAAGATGTCCCCACGCCCGTTCTTCCGCCCAGCGCTGCTACAGATGGCAGCGACCTATGCAGTCGATATCGCACCGGGCGTCAAGGAGATTCTCGAAGCCACGGCGACTAAGAATGCCTATCACCCGCCCGCATGATCATCTTCGAGCAGACACTGCGCGATCTGTTGACGCAGACCAACCTCGTCGGGTCGCGCGTCTTCCTGATGCGCGCGCCGCAGGTTCCCGCCTCGCAGCAGAAGACGCCCTACATGGTCTTCTTCATGGTCGGGCCCGTCAACCCCATCGGACTAAAGACGCAGACCGGGCCGCTCGATCAGATCGACCGCGATTATCAAGTCTCGATCTTCGACCGCTCGCAGTCGACGGCGCTCGCCATCGGCGACTCGCTGCGCATGTATCTGGACACCTACTCGGGCGACTTCGAGAACGTCCATATCGGGCACTCGTTCTACATGACGCAGACCTGGGCCTGGGAAGCCGACACGCTTTTGTATCACGTCATTCAGGAGTACCGCATCATGTTCAACTACCTGAGTGAAGCACCACCACCCGTAACACCAACTGCAGTAGAACACCGCAATAGGAGAGTAAACGTATGAGCACGCAACCAAGCACGCAACCACGAGCACCGTCATCGCCTCCGCCTGTCGCGACGCCGCGCGCAGCAGCACAGACGCCCATCGGCGGCATCCCGGCATACGGCACGCTGATCCAGGTACTGTCGTCGGGCTCGGGCGTCACGCCGGAAGTCTACACGACCATCGAGGGCGTCGGCGATCTGGCCGGGCCCACCAATGCAATGGCCGAAGTCGATGTCACGTCGCACTCGACCGGAGTGCCGATCAAGCAGACCATTCCCGGGCTGATCGATCTCGGCGATCTGTCGTTTCCCTGCTACTGGATTCCGAGCGATCCCACGCAGAATATCTCCTCGCCATTCGGCCTGGAATATCTGTTCATGAATCGCGTCATCACCAAATGGCAGCTGGTGAATCCCGATCCCACGCACCGCACGCGGCAGTTCCACGGCTTCGTGAAGACGCTGACCGAAGATTCCAAGGTAGCCGGTGTCATGACGCGCACCGTCGCGATCCGCATCACCACGCCGCTGACCGACGTAGCTTCGGCAATCGCTATTACTCCGACTTCCTCTAGTCCGGCCGCAGCGGGCGCGCCGACGACTACGTTTAACTTGACTACGGGCGGCAGCAATGCGCCGTGGCAGCCCATCCCTGACCAAACCTGGGTAACGATCACGACGCCGGTAGGATTGCAGCAGGGCGATGGCGTAGTCACGTTCGCTGTCGCCGTGAACACCACCGGGACGGCGCGAACCGCGCATATCAATATCGCGGCGTTCAGTCTGGTCTACACGGTTAATCAGTTGGCGACCTAATATGCGCTATACGAAACCGGAACCGGGGATGCCGTGTATCTTAGAGATCGGCGACCGCAAGCTCGAACTGCGCTACACGCTGAAGGCTCTGAAGGCGCTCGACGTGGAGCAGCATATCTCGGTGCTCAAGGGCGAAGGCCTGGCCGGGACGCTGCAAGACCCTACGAAGCTCGCTACGATCCTGTACTACGGGCTGCGCAGCAAGCAGCCCGACATCACCGAGGACTGGATCGAGGAGAACGTCGACGCCTCCATGCTGCTCGATCTGGCGCCCATGCTGGCCTACGCCACGACCGGGCGCTATCCCGACATCGAGAAGATCATCGCGAACCTCCCAAACGCCGAGCGGCCAGCGGCACCCTCAACTGGCTCACCCTCTGGGCCGTTGGCCGATTCGACCTCCGACTTAGTGAATTAGAGTTCTGGGAACTGACGCCGGAAGAGTATCACGCTCTCGCGGCGCGGGATCTCGAATATCAAGATCTGCTCGAATATTGTGCCGCCCTCGCGCCGTTCGCCATCTTCAACGTCAATCGGGCGAAGGGTATCGACTTCATGCAGCCGCTCGACTTCATGTTCCGGCGCAGAGCGCGCCTCGCGATGGATGGCGACGCGCCCGACGCGACGCTGCCGGCCACTAGCTATGGACGCCCCGCAGTGCTGCTCGCTCCCGTGCCTGAGACCGGCGCGCGCTACGCGCTGAAGGGCGAACGCCCGCCCTCCAGGTATGCGCCCGGGCAGTCCGATGGCGTGATCGAGCGCTACGACGCCTACGCTCAGGCGTTCTGGTCCGGCAGAGTGAGGCGCGATTATGGCCGCTGATGCTGGTGAGTTAAAGGCGAGAGCAACTCTCGACAACACTGAGTTTCTGTCTGCGCTCAAGGAGATGGTGCAGAGTGTCCAGACGCAGGCGCAGGCCGCGAGCGACAAGCTCGACTCGATGACCGGCTCGCTTAAGGCGCTAGGCGAGGCGGCGCTGGCAATCGGCATTGTCGACAAGATCAAGGACATCGGCGCAGAAGCGCTCGCGACCGCTGAACAGATGGCGAAGCTGAAGGCTGGCTTCGAAGCCGTGAACGGCGCGACCGAAGAAACCAACAGAGTCTTCAACGATCTGAAGGAACTCGGGCTGCGCTCTGTCTTCGACTTCGAGGACGTGCTCGGTCCCGCAGCCAAGAACATGATACTGCTGGGCACTTCCGCCGAGCAGACCGAGAAGACAATGACCGCGCTCGTCGACGCTGCTTCCGGTCTGAAGCAGGGCCCCGACTGGATCAATAACGTGAGCGACACGCTGGCTCGAATGCAGAGCCATCTGATCGTTACAGCGCGCGATATGAAGGCTCTCACGGCTGAGGGCGTCGACGCGTGGGGCGCACTGGCCGACCAGATAGGCGTGAGCGTCTCGCGAGCGCAGGAGATGGTCAAAAAGGGCATGGTCACGGCGCAGCAAGTGACCGAAGCCGTCACCAACGAGCTACAGGACCGCTTCAAGGGCGCGGCAGATCTCGCTGGCAATACCTGGGTCGGCGCGATGAAGATCTTCGAGGCTTCGAGTAAAGAAGCGAAAGAAGCAGTCGGCGAGACGGTTCTCAAGGTACTGAACGATTTCGCTCCCGCGCTCGATGCGATCTCGAAGGGCATTCAGGCGCTAACGGAATGGTGGAAAGGGCTCTCTGAGCCGGTTCAGAATGCCGTAGTCGCGTTCAGCGCAGCGCTCGTGGTCGTAGGTGGTCTGGCGGCGGTATGGCCTCTGCTCGTGGCTGGATTCGCCGCGATCATTGCGCCGTTAGGGCTGGTGACTCTCGCGATTGCCGCAGCCGTTGCAGCGCTAGCGCTAATCGGAAAGTGGGTCTATGACAACTGGCCTGCCATCAAGGCGGTATTTCTCACGATCTGGGACGACATCAAGGACTACTGGGAGCACCGCTGGAACGACATCACGAGCTTCTTTACCGCGATCTGGGACGGCATCGCTAGCGCCGCGACTGCGATCTGGACGCCGATCAAGGAACTGCTGACTGCGCTCTGGGACGGCCTCTCTAGTGCGTGGCAGACAACATGGTCGGCCATCTCTGGATTCTTCACGAGCACTTTCGGCGGGCTGGCTTCGTTCCTGACCAATCTCTGGAACGGCGTCAAGTCGACTGTCGGCGCAGCTATCGACTGGCTGGCGACGAAGTTCGGCGATCTGATCACCTGGGCCGGTAAGATCACGGGCGCGATAGGCAACTTCTTCGCTAACCTGCCCGGCGAGCAGTACCTGAAGAAACTCGGAGCCGCATGGGATCAGGGTCAGCAGCAGATCGCCGCGACTGCAGCCGCGACCGCTGCGCACACGAAGGCGATTCAGGACAACACGACCGAGACGACCAAGAACGTGCAGGCGCGCAATCAGGAGCAGGCCGCGGAACTCGCGGCAGCGAACGCCGCGAAGCAGCGCGAGGCAGCAGCGAAGAAGGCTCAAGAAGAAGCCAAGAAGGAGGCAGAAGAAGAGAAGAAATACGCCGAGGGCGTGCGCAACGGATACGAGCTTCTCGCCAAGGTCGCGCCTGACGTAGCGAAGCAGATCGCGGACTCGCTTGGCGGGCTGAGCGAAGACACGACTAAGGTCGCGAAGGCATTCGGCACGGCCTGGGATTACATGAGCGACGAGAATAAGAAACTCGCTCAGGAGACGCTCAAGCTCGTCGAAGCGTTTAAGACTCTCGGCGTCGGCGCTACAACAGAGCTTCAGGCGACAGCGACTAAAGCGGAAGCAGCCTATGCTCTGATCGCCAGTTCCGGTAAGGCGAGCACAGCCGATCTAGCGTCCGCCTTCGAGGCTGTCGTCGCAGCGCAGCAGAAGCTCGCCGATCATACCAACAACGAGCTAAAGAAGGCCTTCGACTCGGGCGCGATTGATGCAGACACGTATTACCAGGGCATCGTCGACAACGCGCAGAAGGCCGTCGACGCTGCAATTGCTGCCTGGAATCAGGGGCTCGCGACCGAGACCGACGTGCAGGTGAAAGAAAAGATTCTCAACGACGACCGAGTCGCACAGCAGAAGAATCTCGCCGCTGAATATACGACTGCCATTCATGCCATCGGCGAGAAGACGGCAGAAGAACTCACTATCGCCGCTACGCAGTGGCAGAAATACGCCGACGCCATCGGGCAGAAGCTCGGCACGGATTCGAAGCAGTATCTCGAAGCCGAGGTCCAGCGCATTCAGACGCTCATCGACAAGTACAAGACTCTCGGACAGCCGATCCCTTCGACGCTGAAGGACTCTCTCGAAGACGCCAAGCAGGCGCTCGAAGACTTGAAAGACCCAGCCGTGAAGCTGGCCGAAGACTTCAAGGCGCTGGGCGTAGCGACGATGCAGTCACAGATCGACAGCATCAATACGCTGTCTGCTGCGCTCGCCGACGCGAAGGACAACATAGACAACACTACCGCGTCGCAAGTGAATCTCACGCTCGCGGGCGACGCGCTCGATAAGCAGACGCAGAAGACCGTCGACTTGATGAACACGCAATGGGTCGACGCGTTCCATAAAGGCGACATCACGGCGCAAGAGTTAGCGCAGCACACCGTCGAGTCGGCGAAGCAGATCCAGCAGCAGCTATCGACTACGAGCGCCGACGGCACGGTAGACATCGAAGCTGTCAACTCGGCTGCGCGCGTGCTCGACGCCAGCATGAAGCACCTGGCCGAAGTTCAGCTAGCCGCGACGAATAAGGCATTCACCGATCTGGGCGTCAATTCGAGCGCGCAGATGAAGAAGATGGCCGACGACGCGGCGGCAGACTTCGCGATAGTGGCGCAGAGCGCTAACGAGAACGGCACGACCTACATGAATGCGTGGATCAACGCGCATCAGAAGATCTATGACCAATTAACTGCCGAAGGGACGAGCCTATCGTCTGCGCAGAAGGAAGACATGGCGAAGATGGTCGCGAAGCGCGACTCGTTCCTCGAGGATCAGAAGTCGGCCTGGGCCACAGCCTACAACTCGATCAAGACCACCATCGGCACTGCATTCGACGATCTCACGAAGGCCATCGTGACCGGCGATCAGAGTTTTGGACAGTTAATGACGAAGATGTGGCAGAGTCTCGCCGAGGCTGCACTCAATGCATTTCTCGCCCCGGTCAAGAAAGCTATAAGCGAGTTCATCGCGAACGAACTCGCGAACCTGCTCGGCGATAAGGGATTCGGCGGCATCTTGAGCAGCATCAAGAGTATCGGTGGTGCTTGGGACGAAGTTTTTAAGGGCGGGGGCCCGCTCAACACGACGGGGCCACAGCTTCCAAGCGATATAGCGACAGGCGTCGACGACGCGGCTAAGGGAGCAAGTGACGCCGCTGGCAGCGCAGCGGGCGCGGCGGGCGCTATCGCGGGCGGCGTTACCGGCATTATCGGCGCGGTCGGCTCTATCGGGACGATGATCACGGGAGCGATCAACGATATCCAGACGGCGCACACCAACACGCTGCTGGGCCGCATCGAGATCAGCACGCGCTACGCGGAAATGTATTTGGGTGGGCGCGCCGATCAGGGCATTCTAGGCGTGCTCTTCCGCATTCTCGACGAGGTTTCTTTCGGCCATACGACCAAGGCCGTCGAGGGGCTGCGCAACGACTTCGAGAGTTGGGCCCCGCAGGTTCTGACGATACTCGGCGATATGCATGACTACGTCGTGAGTATCAGTGCATACGTGACTGACAGCCGCTGGATTCTCGGGGATATCCGCGACATCGCCAACCGTCTAGAAGGCGCAGTGACGACGGGCTTCCAGAATCTACAAGTGACGATCAACGCCGGGAACCTGACGACCGCTGATGCGGCGCGGCAGCTGGGCAACCAGATCGCGCAGAACCTGTCTACGCAACTGACGGCGATCCGAGGCACATGAATATCATCGTGATGCTGAACGGGCAGGACGTGACCGGCTCCTGTCTGCTCTCCGCGACGCGCATCGCGAGCGACTCGACCAGACGCATAACGACGGCCAGCATCAATGTCATGGGGCAGGCTCTCACTGCCGCCGCATCGCGCTATGACTATTCGCACTATGACCAGGATGTCTACGGCATAGGCATACAGGCGCTCTTCAAGGTAACGATCCTCGACGGGCGCGACGGCGTGACGAAGCTCTTCGACGGCAATATCTACGCCATGACGCTCGCGCAGTCCGACACGCCCGGAGGCATGGTCTTCTATCAGTGCGATCTGAACGATCATGGCGCGCTGCTCGACCGCGCGGTCTGCTGGGACACGAGCTTCCCGCTCACGCTGCCCAATTCCGACAAGGGCATCATTCTCGCGCTGCTCGGGCACTTCTGTCCCGCGATTCATCTGACGGACATCGCGCAGATCGTGCCGACGATCCAGAAGTTCGACTGGGCGACGAAAACGTGCAGACAGGTGCTCGACGATCTCGCGGCGCTCGCGCAGGCAAGCTGGCATGTCGACTTCGACGGCAATCTGCACTATGGGCTGGCGTCGGTGGCACCGGCAGCACCGTTCGGGCTGTCGACTACGCCGAATCACACCACGACGTTCCCGGTGCGCGTCGAGAACTACCGGCAGGACTTCACCAACCCGGTCAATAGCGCCTACGTGCGCGGCGGCGCAGATCCGTCTTCGGGCGCGATTGCTTCGGCGAGCTACAAAGATCCGGTATCGATCCAGCAGTACGGCGAGTACGCCACTGGCCTCGTCGACACTCAGATCGCGACCGCCTGGGATGCGGCGCTGAAGGCGAAGAGCATCGTACTGCAATATGCCTATCCCATCGAGACGGGCAGCTTCAAGATCTGGGGACCGGACGGGCTGCAAGTCGGCATGATGGTGCATATTCACGAAGACTGGTTGGGGCTCGACGCCAACTATACGATCCGCGCCATGACGATGAACTGGGAAGACGCGTATCAGGTGCGCTACGAGGCTACCTTCGGCGCGATGCAGCCCGATCTGGAGACAGTGCTGCGAATGCTCACGCAGCGTGCGTTATGGACGACTTCGAACCCGCCGCCGCCCTCCGCGTCTTCGGGACCGCCGCCGCCTGGGAGCGTGACCGATTCGAGCATCGCATCGCCGGGTCTGAGCGCGACTTCGATTCAGAGCGTGAATGCATCGGTTATTCAGGGGCAGATCGTCGCGGGGCAGATCGGCAGCGTGAGCGCGAACGTGATTACCGGGCAGCTTTCCGCCGGCCAAATTTCGAGCGTCAACGCGGGCAGCATCGTGGGCACGATCAGCGCGACGCAGATCAGTAGCGTGAGCGCCGCGACGATACAAGGCGTCATCACGGCGGGCCAGATCGGGAGCGTAAACGCCACAACGATTCAGGGCGTCGTCGTATCGTCGCAGCTAGCCGATCAGATCATCGATAACCTCGCGAAGTTTAGCGATCTGCTGCGCCCGATCCAGATGATCAAGATCGGCGATCCCTGGCCGCCGACGATGCCGAATAAGAACTTCCCGCCCAATTCGTTCTTCTACTACCAGCCCGACGGGCACTTCTACCAAGTCACCGCGAACGGGCTCGGCTGGGTGCAGAACGATAACCCGGATGGCTCGCTCATGAGTTTCTTCTACATCGGCGCGATCCGCGCGAACTCGATCACTGGGCTGATCGTCGCGGCGCAGATCGGCTCGATCACGGCAGGACAGATCACTGGGCAGATCCAGGCGTCGCAGATCGGGAGCGTAACCGCGTCGACCATCGTCGGGCAGATCACCGCTCCGCAGATCCAGAGCATAAACGCCAGTCAGATCGCGGGCTCGATCCAGGCCAATCAGATCGCGAGCATTGCTGCGGGCCAGATCACCGGCACGCTCTCGGCGTCGCAGATTCAGACTGTCAACGCGACGCAGATCACGGGTTCGCTCGCTTATAACCAGATCGGCAGCATCAACGCCGCGACGATCACCATCGGCACGCTGCAGGACTCGCAGATCGCTGGCATGAGTGGCGCGAAGCTGCTCGTCGGCTCGGTTGGCTCCGATAAGTTCAACGGCTATGCCATCGACGTAGGCGGGCTGGCGAATATGCCGGGGCGCATCCGCGTATTCAATAGCGGCGGCGCTGTCGTCGCGCAGATGGGCTATTTAGGCGAAGTCGGCTCGGGCTCATACGGCGGCTGGTTCCAACTCTTCGGTGCGGGCGGCACCAGCTACGGGAATGCGCCCATCTACACCGATACCGGCGGCAACCTGCATATCACCAGTCCGAACCTCACGAACGCGACACTGACGAACGCTAATATCAGCGGGTCGACTCTCTCGAATCCAAGTGTAAATATCAACGGGCAGATCTTGACCAGCCCGCAGACGTTCGATGCGACCTATGGCTCGCTCGCGCTTCAGAACGCGCAGCCGCCCGACATGACGAGCTTCGTCTCGCGCGGGATCGTCTTCTACTACAACAACACGAAGATTGGCAGTTTAGTTCGCTCGCCCAACGGTGCATATCTCGAAATGGAATGTACTATCGGCGGCAGCTACGTTCTGATCAACGGCTCGGCGGGCGTGCGCTCTGACAACGGCTACTGGATAGCGGGCTCGCATGTCATCGATGCAAGCAGAAACATCAGCGCCGGAAACGTCACTGGCGGGAGTTTCTATTGCGGTTACTTCACCACGCAGGGCGGTAACTGCGATATCGGCGGGATGAACTGTACCGGACTGATTAATTGTGGGACGCTGAACTCGTCCGGAAGCATAGCTGCCGCGACGACAATGGGAGCCGGTACCTACTATTGCCGGGGCTCGCAGGGCACCACTCAAGCGCCTATATTTCTCGGGCAGGATGGAGTTTCGAAGTGGCAAGTCAGTATCGTAGGCGGAATCGTAACCGCAGTAACGAACGTTCCCTAAAAGGAGAATGCAATGGATAACGATAACAACACGAAACCGGAGAGCGAGATCTTCCCGCTCGACGACGCCGCGATCACGATGCTGGGCGAGATCAATCAGCAGATGATCGCTATGCAGGCGCAGCGGCAGGGCGCGCTGGTGCTCTTCATCCGGCAGCATAAGCTGCAGGGCAACTGGCAGTTGGCCGAGAACGGCAGAGAACTCGTCAAGGTCGCGGATACGCCGATGCCGATGCCGAATAGGTAGACGCCATGATGCCGATGATCCCTGGCGGCTACCGCATCCCGCCCGACTTCCAGCTAACGCCCGATGGCGTCGAGCTTGCGTATCTGCCGCCGCCGCAGCCCGCGCCGCTGATGCAGATGCAGCCTGCCCTGACGACGCTTCCGGTCGTGTCGTTCCGTATCTTCCTGCCAGCCGTGACGGCTACGTTGCCGACGACGCCGCCGATCCCGCCGACGGTCGCGACGGGCGACGTGATCACCTCTACGCACGAGAACACTGTCACGACATCGCTCGACGATCTATGGGTCAACGAGCAGTGGATCGCTGCGCACATGCTGACCGATCCGACGACGACGCCGGGCGATATCATCGTGCGCGATTCGAGCACGCCGAGCGCGCTGAACCGCCTGCCCCTCGGCGCGAATGCGAGCGTGCTCACTGCCGATAACTCGCAGTTTCTCGGCATGAAGTGGGCCCCGCCCGTCGCAGCGGTATCGAGCGTCTTCGGACGTACCGGAGCCGTCGTCGCTCAAGCGGGCGACTACAGCGTGTCGCAGATCAGCGGAGCTCTGGCCGATCCGACGACGACCAAGGGCGACCTGCTCGTTCGCGGCGTCACGGTCATTGCGCGGCTTGCGGTCGGCGCAGACGGCACTTCTCTGCTCGCCGACAGTACCCAGACGCTGGGCGTGCGCTGGGGAGCGATCAGTACGGGCAGCATCGGCGCAGTGCCGGTGACGCGGCAGGTACTCGCGGGCGCGGGCATGAGCGGCGGCGGCGATCTCAGCCTAGATCGGACTCTCAGCGCGAACGTCGTCACGGTATTCGGGCGCATCGGCAACGTCGTGCTGACGACCAACGACATCACTCTCGCGGGTGGCGTAGCGGCGACGCGGCAAGTGATCGCAGGCACGGGCATGACGGGCGGCGGCGCACTGACTGCGGATGTCACTCTGAACGCCGCCGTGATTAGCGTCTTCGGGCGCACGGGGCCCGTCGTCGCGCAGAACAACGATTACACGGTCGCGCAGATCACGGGCGCGGTAGCGAGCACGCGGCAGATCATCGCAGGCACGGGGCTGGCTGCTACGCCTCCCGGCAGCGATCTGAGCGTAGATCGCACTCTGAACGTCGTCGACGATACGACGAACCAGCGCGTGCAGGTTGCGCTCGCGGGCGGGCTCGTAGCTGCGCGGCGGCAGTTGAACTTCATCGCGGGCATCGATCAGGCGATCAACGTCGTAGACATCCCCAGCGCGAACCGCGTCGACATTACGTTCACGACGACGGGCGGCGGGGGAGTTCCCGGCCCGAGCCTCTATGCTGTCAACGGCGCGATTATCGGCACACGAACGCAACTGAATCTGATCGCTGGAACCGGGCTGAGTCTCTTGGGCGTCGATAACTCTGGGGCGAACCGCGTCGATGTCACGTTCACTGCGACGACTGCTGGCGTGACGAGCGTATTCGGGCGTTCTGGAGATGTCGTCGCGCAGACGGGCGATTACCTCGTCGATCAGGTTACCGGCGCAGTGCCGACGACTCGCAAGCTCAACGCGGGCGTCGGCCTGGCCGGTGGCGGCGATCTCAGCGCCGACAGAAGCCTGACTGTCATCAACGACACGACTAATCAGAGAGTGCAAGTGGCTTCGGCTGGCACTGTCGTCGGTACGCGCCCAGAAATAAACTTCATTCAGGGCGCGAACGTTACGCTGACCGTCGCAGACAATACGACGAGCAACCGCGTCGACGTGACGATAACCGCCGCTGCTGCTCCCGCTGCTCCCGTATCGAGCGTCTTCGGTAGGACGGGCGCTGTCGTCGCAGTCTCGTCCGACTACAGCGGCTTCTACGTGCCGCTCACGCGCAACGTGAATACCGGGGCCGGTCTTTCGGGCGGCGGCGCTCTGTCGGCGGATCTGACGCTGGCGGGCGTCGTATTCAAGGCATCTGGCGCGAGCCACGCTTCTGGCGATGTCCCCGATCCCGGCGCTACTGCCGGGTCTACTCGATATCTACGCGAAGACGCGACTTGGGGCGTTCCTCCAGGCTCAGGCGCATCACAGACGCCCTGGTTGAGCGACATCGATGGCGGCGGGCACAATCTGAGCAACGTCGCCAAAATCGTCATGGTGGCAGGCTCGCCGGGTACGGGAGGGATTCAATTCCCGGGCGGAGGACTTCAGCAGTATGCATGGACGACCTGCACAGATGGATATTCGATCAACTACGGCGGCGGCAATGTGGGCATAGGGACCAATCAGCCTCAAGAGCTTTTGGATGTCAATGGCGGGATACGCGTCGGCGCTGTCGCTACTTGGGGCTGGCACGTGGATTACTTCACTAATCCGAATAGTGTCGCGATGGAAGTCGCCGATGATGCCACGCGAGCTACCTTCTATTCATTTTCGATTGACGGCAATCCGCTAATCCTGAATGCGACTAGTAAGGCTAACGTGGGCATCGGCACGGCGAGCCCCGGTAATAAGCTGCACGTATATAACGCTGGCAATTGCCAGATGCTTGTTCAGGCTACTAGCGGCTTCTCACAGTACCTACTCCAAACCGACACTCGAATCTGGCAGTTGAGCAGCGGGGGCTCGACTACTGGTGCTTATAACGGAACTGTTTATCTTTTCGATCAGACCGGCAATGCGGTTAGATTGCTTATCGATACGGCGGGTCGTATAGGTATCGGCACGATGCCGGGGATTGGCGGCGACTTCGTTGATATCTCTAATGCGGGATCGACGCTAGGCTTCTATTTCGATACGACGCCGAGAGTATATATAGGAACTCGCACTGCGGCTCGCCTTGACTTCGGATACAACGGCGGGCTAGCCATGAGCATCACGGGGAATCCGGCGGTAGGCATCGGTACGGCCAACCCTCAACAGGCTCTGGACGTTCAGGGAGGCAATATCTCCGTATACGGCGCTGGGGGCTACAGCATCTATGCTTGGTCGCCGGGTGACGTTAACTGGCGCTTCGGCATGAGTGACCAAAACGCCACGGTAGGATTCGCGCGTAATCTTCTTACGGCGCATGTCATGTATGCGAGCTTCGCCAGCAGCGGCGGGCAGGGCTTCGCTGTAGGCGATAAAGTCGCGGGGCTCTCGTCCTTCGAAGTAGGCGGATCGGGTAATAGCTATCAGGCTTATCATCGCGGCAGCGTCGGTATCGGGTTGAACCCATTCAGCACCGTCAGATTAACGGTGTGGGGGCCGGGAGCCGCTTGGCCCATCACTTCTGGCGCTAGTTGGGGAAACATCGTTGCTCGTTTCGGGGATACCTCCAATGCGATACTCGACATCGGCGGCAACGGCGGCGCTGGCTTCTGGCTGCAAGTAGGCGATCAGACCGGCGGGCAGTATCATTACCCGCTCATACTCAACCTCAATGGCGGCAATGTCGGCATTGGCAGGCAACCGGGTTATCCACTAGACGTTCAAGGCGACGCTCGGATCGTAGGCAACCTCCGTATCAACAGCACGTACCAGTGCTACTTCGAAAGCTACGGTATCGGGTGGTACGCGCAAGACGGTACATGGATCAGATCGAGTGGCAATGCGGGAGTCTGGCTGAACAGCGGCAACTTCGGCACGAACGGCGGTCTCACTCTTGGCTACAGCGGAGCGGGGCCTCCCGCTGGCGGAGCGATTATGTCAGGTAAGGTTTCGATTGGAACATCGACGCTAGCTCCTGGGAACTTGACTATCTATGCCAACGGGTACGGCATCCGGCTAGCTGGCCCTTCTTACGGAATGGATTCGTACATCGATGCTAGTAACTTCTACTTTCTGCTCACCAATGCCAACGACCCGTATGGTGGCTACAACGGTTTGCGTCCGTTCTACATAGTTTTGAGTAGCGGCGCTGTGTATATGTCTCAAGGGGTAAACGTGAGCGGCGGGATGAACGTGAGCGGAACTCTCAACCTCAACGGGACGAATATCCTCAACGTCGGACAGACGCCCTGGAACAGTGCGATCAACGGCAACAACCAGCAACTGAATAACGCGAATGCCATCAGTATCGGTACGACTAATATCAACGAGCCGCTAGTGGTCAATGGTTTGGGGGCTAGCGGCCAGTGTCAGATCCGGCTGGTATACGGCAACTATGGGATGCAATTTCGCGCCGACGGGACCAACTTCTATTTCCTGTTCACGAATTCTGGCGACCCCTACGGAAACTTCAACGGCGTGCGCTCACTTTCCATGTCCCTTAACAATGGATTCGTCGGCCTCGGACAGGCTCCGAGCGGCTGGCAGTTTCAGATGTCCACGGACGGCGCGGTAAAAGCCTCTACGAGCACCTGGGGAGTCGCCTCAGACAGCCGCCTGAAGCGCAACCTGCGGCCTCTGGAGGGCGGCCTAGAGGTCATCAAGAGACTGCCGAAGATCTACGAAGCGGAATACAACGGGCTGGGCGGAACTATCGAGGGAATGCGCGTCGTCAACTTCCTCGCGCACGAGATCCGCGAGCTTCTACCGGGCACCGTGCAATCGAGGCGCGTGAGCTTGAGAGACGGCGAAGAAGCCGATATCAACTATTTGAACCTTCATGAAGTGCTGATGCACTTGATCCTGGCGGTACAGCAGCTAGCGGCGAAGAATTAGAGGAGAATCGAATGGCAATGACTTATGACGCATCGTCGCAATTGATGAACGATATGATCTTTCGCGGGCGTGTAAAGGTATCTTCCCTGAAGTTCGCCAATTACATCATGGGCGAACCGAACGCGACGCCCGCGCACTCGACGCGTGTCAAGTGGGCGCAGCGAACCTATCAGATGCCGGATACCGTTGCGCAGGAACTGACACCGTCCGTCGTTATGCAGGACAGCGTGCAGGCGCAGGGGGCGGCGATCTCTGACACTGATCTGCAGACCGCTGTCGAGACAGTCATCAATCAAGTCATGTAGAACCACGACGGGTGAGATTGCAGGGCAACCCCAACCGAAAATTGCCCCTGGAAACTCATCCGCGTTTTACTATCTTTTTGGATAGTATCCGTTGCGGATACTTACATCACGGTTACAAGTTTTTACTTATTGCTACAGGTACTGGGCGTCATGGCACTATAGTTAGGTGCCTCCCCCGCGTGCGCCGCCCCGGGCTGCGCCACGTCGAACCCGCGCGAGAGCAGAAAGTTGCGCACTTGTTCCACAAAAGTGCCACAAGATTGCCACGCAGTCAGTATTAATCTCCCACTAAATCGCCACAAAACTCCCACGCCAAGTTATTGAGCCGAATAACTTTGCTATTGACATATTCAGAGAAGTGGCGGTATATTTCCAATGCATTCGGATGCTTCGAGCGACGATGCACCCGAAAACCTAAACGACAGTGCAGGCGAGCTACGCCAGAACAACAGGAGAACTCTGTCTTTATGGGTCGTCCGAAAAAGTCAGGCAGCAAACACTCAAACGATGACGTGCAGGTGCACTATACCAATGTCAAGTTGTCGGATATTGTCTGGAAGCGCGGAAAATTATTTCTTGAAAACTGGGCGAAACAGCCAGGGATGGTGAGAACGCCCGGTTGGACTGATCTCGTGAACTGGATGGGCATGCAGCATCTGCCGCCGCACCCCGACGAACTAGTCAAGACACCCGTCCAGAGCGATGATCCGCAGTCGCAGCCGCTTCTCGATCAGCAACCAACTAAGAAGCTCGTCAAGAGCGATGGGCCGAAGATCGTCGCAGCGGCTTCGGGGGATCGATGATGATCGACGAGAGTCTGCGCAGACTGGGCATCGGTGGTTCTGAAGTCGCCGCGCTGTTCGACGCCGACGAGTTTCAGGATGCCTTCAGCGTCTGGGCGCGGAAGAAGGGCGGGCTGAAGAAGAGCGGCCCGCCCGACGAGCGCATGATGGTGGGCAAGGCGC